TCAAGTCCCCATCGTGGAAAGAATTGACTGAAACACCGATAGATACTTGGGAGATACAAGCAATCATTAGGTTAGATGAAGTCTACATGGGGGTGGCTAATGGCTGACGATCTTGTTACAATCGAAGTTAGAGTTAAAAGTAATGCAACTCAAGCTACTAAAGAACTAGATAACTTAGAGAATACACTTAAGACTACTACAAATGCAACAAGTAACGCAGCTATTGCAGCTAAAAACTTAGCAGATGCACAAAGACTTGCGGGTAAAACTACTAACCAGTTTGGAATGGTTGCGCAGCAAGTCGGTTATCAAGTAGGTGACTTTTTTGTTCAAGTCCAATCTGGAACAAGTGCTTTAGTTGCCTTTGGCCAACAAGGTACACAGTTAGCAGGTCTACTACCTGGAGTCGCAGGTGCTGCTATTGGTATTGCCATTTCTCTTGGTACTGCTGTTGCCCATCTTCTTATGACAATGGAAGGAAGCTCTCGTTCTGTCACTGATGCACTTGATGACATGAACAGTGCTTTTGGGAACTTTAAGAGTTACGCTGATATAGCTTTGCTGTCTATTGATGACTTATACGAAGGTTACTCAAAATTAGGCAATCAAGTAAGAGAAACCTCTCGATTTATGGCAGAGGTAGAACTAGGCCAAGCTATAAAATCTGCTCAAGAGTCCCTGTTAAAAATTGGCGATGGTCTTCCCCAACTTAGAACACTGTCTGACCAAATGCTAGTTCTAAAGCAAAATCTAGAAGATATAGAATTAGCCTCTAGAAATGGTATGGCTGGCACAGAAGAATATGCCCTGCGAACACAAGAGGCAATGACCCTTCTGGAATCCGAGATGGCAAATATCGCTTCTGGTCTGGGGTTGTCTGCGGAACAAGCATTAAAATTCTCCTCTTACATAGAAGAAATTGACCTAGCTACAAAAGCTGGTGACATGGAAAAACTATCTATGTCGGCTGCTGCTGTTGTTTCTTATGTAGAGAGTCTGGGTCTAAATCTAAATGAACTTCCTGCTCCAATGGCAGAGGCTCTAAGACAACTTTCGGATATGGCTGTTAAAGCAGCAGAAGCTACCCGTCAAACAGAACTACTCTCTGCCGCTGCACCTAATGCCGATTGGATGAATAATGCTATCGGTGGGGTAAACGCACTTATTTCTAGATTGGGTATTGGAAGACAAGCTGCTGAACAACTAAATATTGAGGCCTCTTATGTACCAGCCGAGGGCCAAACTAGACCTAGAGCCAGACCCGCAAACTTGTCTACATTTATTGACGTACCTGATGTACCAAGTTCGGGTGGTGGTGTTGCTAGTCCAGACGCTCTTGAAGCACTTCTAAAGAGAGTAGAACTTGAGAAAGAACTGCTTGGTACGTCTAAAGAATACCAAGAGGTTATGCGAGCCATTAAAGGCTCTGATAAAGAATATTCTGATGCAGCTATTCAAGGGGCTGTTGCTCGTCTTGAAGCCATTAACAAAGAAAAAGAAGCTCTGCAACAAATGCAGTCTCTACAGCAAAGCGTGGCTGATACTATCGGTGATGGTCTTATGTCTATTGTAGATGGCACAAAGACTACAAAAGAAGCCTTTAGAGATATGGCACGTGACATTATTAGACAGTTGTATGATGTTCTTGTTGTGCAGCGTCTTGTTGGTAATGCACAGAATGGAACTGGTATTGCTGGCTTAATTGGTGGCTTGTTTGCTAATGGTGGTGCTTTTAGTGCTGGTCGTCAAATCCAAGCCTATGCTAATGGTGGTGTTGTTGGTGGCCCTACTTACTTCCCTATGGCTGGTGGTAAAACTGGTCTAATGGGTGAAGCTGGCCCAGAGGCTATCATGCCACTCAAGCGTGGTAGAGGTGGTAAACTTGGTGTTTCTGTCGAGGGTGCTTCTGGTTCTGTTGTTGTCAATAATAATATCAATGTAACTGGTGGCTCTGATCCTGCCGCTATTCGTGCTGAAGTGGCGAAACTTATGCCACAGATTACAAGTGCCACTAAGAGTGCCGTTATTGACGCTCGTAGACGTGGTGGACAAATGAAAGCTGCGTTTGGCTAAGGAAAGATTTTATGGCAATTACTTACCCACTAACACTACCTACTTCTATTGGTATTGCTAACATTACACTCTATGCTAACAATGCCGTTGCAATTAGTCAATCTCCCTTTACTTTCCAGCAACAAATTATCCAACATGCTGGTCAAAGGTGGACAGCTTCGGTCTCTATCCCACCAGTACGTAGAGACTTAGCTGAACCTTGGAACGCTTTTCTATTGGCTCTGAATGGGCCTGTAGGAACCTTCCTCTTGGGAGACCCTAATGCTAAGGCCCCTAGGGGAACAGCCTCTACAGCCACGCTCACAGGGACTGCTGGATCATCTAGCCCTACGATCACTATGACAGGCACTTTGCTGGCTGGTGACTATATTCAGCTTGGCTCTGATGGTACATCAACTCTACATAAAGTACTTGTTGGTCGAAGTGGTAGCGGGACTCTAGAAATTTGGCCTAAACTTCGTTCTTCTGTGACAAACTCTACTGTAACATTAAATAACACTGTTGGCAGGTTCCGCTTGTCTAGTACTCAACAATCATTCAGCATCGACAGTGCCAGCATTTATGGTATTAGTTTTGATTGCGTAGAAGCCCTATAAGGTAATCACATGACAGATAAAAAAATCTCAGAGCTTACTTCATTAACTGGTGCTAACGCTTCTCTAAGTGACCTCTTGCCTATTGTAGACGTAAGTGCTGTCGAAACAAAAAAGATTACTAGAGGAGAGTTTTTCCTCAATCTACCTAGTTTCAGTGACATTGATATTAACGGGGGTACTATTGATGGCACACCCATTGGGGATACCACACCCTCTACAGTAGCTGCAACCACTGGCTCTTTTACAGGTAATCTTTCTATTGCTGATAAGATTGTTCATACAGGTGATACTAACACTTCTATTCGTTTCCCTGATGCTGATACAGTGACAGTCGAAACAAATGGCAATGAGCGTATTAGAGTAGATAGCACAGGTAAAGTTGGTATTGGTAAATCCCCTGACTCTGTTCTTGATGTTAATGGTCAAATAACCCGTTTGTTTTCTAACGTAGGTACTAACACTGTTGCACAAGACTTAGCGACAAACCATGTCAGTCAAGTCACAATTAGTGCAAACATTACTCTTACGACAACTGTACCGCCCGCAGGAACTACTGCTCGTGTAATTATCGTAACCAGTGGGACTACTTCTAGGACAGTGACTTTTGGGACAGGTTTCAAAACAGTTACTTCTACTCTATCTACTGGCATTGTGTCTGGTCGTAGGTTTGTTATTACTTTTGTGAGTGATGGTACGCGATTGCTTGAAACAAGCCGAACTTTGGCGATAACAGTGTAAACTTATAGGGATAGACAGTATGAGCAGAGATATAGGTATTTCTACAGTTGCAGAACTATCAAGAGATCGTATTCAACCCTTCTTTGCTGTTGAACTTGATTTTGATAGTGGCACTCTTTATCTCTGGACGGGCTATGGTGATCTAGTATATAATGGTAAAACTTATTTTGGAGCAGGACAGTTCCTAAATATCTCCTCTGTATCAGAAACCACTGAAATGGAAGCTAAAGGGGCAGTTATCACACTGTCTGGGATACCTTCTAGCTTTTTATCTTTAGCTCTACAAGAGCCTTATCAGGGCAGAGAGTGTCGTATTTATTTTGGTCTTGACCTATCTAGCGAGGGCATCTTACAAGAATCTGGTTCTTTTGTACTTCTAGAGAATGGCGACCTTTTAGGTACAGAAGATGCTGGTGTAAGCCTGACAGAGATTTTCTCTGGTGAACTCGACCAAATGAGTATAGAAGAAAATGCTAATACAGCTAGTATCTCTGTTACTGCCGAAAACGTCTTAGTTAAACTTGAACGCCCAATCATTAGACGACTGACCAACGAAGACCAAAAATCTAGGTTCCCCAGTGATCGTGGGTTAGAGTTTGTCGCATCGCTGCAAGACAAAGAAATTTTCTGGGGGAAAGCTGCCCCAAGTGGAGCTAAAAAGTGATAACCTATCAACAAGAATCTCTCGTTACAGTTAAAGCAGATATTATCCCCTTGCTGGAAAAACACTGGGAAGAAGTTGCCCTCAATAAAGAGAAGATCAAACTAAACCCTGATTGGGACGCTTATGCTAACCTAGAAGATGCTGGCGTTCTTAAGATATTCACTGCTAGGGCGGATGGCAAACTTATAGGGTATTTTGTTGTTTTTGTAAAGTCTCATATCCATTACAAAGACCATTTGTTTTGTTATAATGACCTTATTTTTATAGACGAAGAATATCGTAAAGGCTTCACTAGCTCAAGACTTATCAAGTTTGCTGAAAAGTGCTTAAAGGCAGATGGTGTTGAAGTTATGATTGTAAATACTAAGATGCACAAGCCTTTTGATTCCTTGTTGGTTTGGCTGGGATATAAGCATATAGAAAATCTTTACTCAAAGGTGTTATAATGGCTGCTATTGGCGGGGCGATAGTATCAACTTTTGTTGGCTTGTTTACTAATACAATAGCTGTTGGTAGCGCACTGACTTCCCTATTGGTATCAACAGCACTAGGGGCCGCGCTTAATGCCCTTACGCCAAAACCTAGCGCAAGAGGTAGTGGCGGTTATAGTATCCAAGGTGCGTTTGGCTCAGCCTTAGACCATCAAATTATTTATGGAGAGACTAGGGTTGGTGGTGCGCGTATTTATGACTGCACTACTGGGACTAAACCCAAAAATAAGTTCTTACACAGAATCCTTGTTTTTGCTGGGCATGAGATTGATAGCTACGTGCAGATATATATAAACGAGGATGTTGTAACTCTAGATAGTTCTGGTAACGTAACCTCTCCTGCTAGATACAAGGGGCTAGTCCGTATCAAAAAGTATTTAGGTACTTCTACACAAACCGCAGACCCACAACTTATTTCTGAAACCGCCAGCCTGACCTCTGCTCAAGGTAAATGGACAACTGACCATAAGTTACAAGGATTAGCCTATTTTTATGTCCGTTTCACTTATGACGCAGATGCCTACCCAAATGGTGTCCCTACAGTATCGGCTGTCATTCGTGGCAAGAAAGTCTATAACCCTGCGACAACAACCACCTCTTGGAGCGATAATCCAGCCCTTTGTATTAGGGATTACTTGACATCTGCTTATGGTCTAGACCAGCCACAAAGTAGAATAGACGACGATCTGGTTAATGCTGCTGTGGCTATTTGTAATCAAACTGTCGAGGGTGAGAAACGCTATACTTGTAATGGCTCCTTTACTACAGATGCTGCACCAGAGGCTATCTTAAATGATTTGTTGACTAGCATGGGCGGCTTACTTTGGTATGGTCAAGGTAAATGGCGGATGAAAGCCTCGTCTTGGACAACCCCTCTTGTCTCCTTTGATGAAGACGATCTAAGGTCTGGTATCTCCCTTTCAACAAGACATTCTCGTAGGGACAGCTTTAACTCTGTCAAAGGTAAGTTTAAAGGCCCAGAGAGCGACTATCAACCAGCAGACTACCCAGAGGTAACTGAGGCTTCTTATCTAGCTGCGGACAATGGTTTAGTAAACGTCTTAGACCTTACTTTGCCATTCACTTCTTCGAGTAAAACCGCGCAGAGAATTGCTCGTATTGCCCTAAATCGTAATAGGGAGCAACTTACTTTTAGTGCATCTTTTGGTATGAGGGCTTTCCAAGTTCAAGTTGGAGATTTTGTAAAGATTACCAATGAAAGATTTGGTTGGGTTAATAAACCTTTTGAAGTTACAGAATGGACTTTTGGCTTAACTGATGAACAAGACCTTCAAACTCGTATGACGCTAAGGGAAATCTCCGAGGGTGTCTTTAGTGAAGTCACAAGTCAACCTTTTGAAACCAACAACACTACACTTCCTGATGCCTTTTCAACTGGATTGACAGGCGCTCCTGTTATTACAGAAGAACTGTACGCAACAAGAGATGGTCTTGGCGCTCGTGTTTTGCTTAACATAAGTTGGGATGCAGCAGAGGATGCTTTTGTTGATAGATATGTTGTACAAGCACGTAGGATCGCCACGCTAGAGGGTACTCCAATAACAAGCGAGTTTTTATCTCTACCAGATACAACGCAGACTAATACCGAACTTAGGGATGTAGAGACAGGGACTTGGGAAATAAGGGTCAAGTATATCAACTTGCTTGGTGTTTCTTCTGAATATTCCACCTCTACAAAAACTGTCTTTGGTCTGACTACACTGCCAGAGGAACTACAAGGTTTGACCTTACAGAGTGCTGGGGGTCTAGCTGTATTGAAGTGGCAGAGGTCTGTTGATCTAGATGTTAAACTTGGTGGTAATATTGTAATCCGTCATAGTGAGGCGACTATACCAAGCTGGCAGAATAGTTATTCTATGGACAGAGTAGGTGGTAATGAAAGTATTGCTGTTGTTCCTCTAAAGAATGGTACTTATCTTGTTCGAGCAGAAGATAGCGGCGGAAGACAAGGGCCAGTTTCTATGGTTAGCACAAAGGGTATTCAAGTTATACCTTTCACATCTGTTGGCATCTTGCAAGAGGAGACGTAAAACATGGCAGTCTTTTCTGGTAACAAGGAAAATCTAGGTGTCGTTGATGGCAACTTAGTTATTGCAGGGGCTTTAAACATTGATGATTGGGAAGATGTTGATAACATAACTAACATTGACTACGAAGGGGGCGTACTTTCTCAAGGGATTTATAGTTTTGCTGGTACGTTTGATTTTGGCTCTGTCAGAAGGATCAGATTACGTAGCCTTATAGAACTTAATGCCCTTAATATCTTCAGCCTATTTGACGATAAAACAGAGGACATTGATACTTGGCTTAATATTGACGATACTGATGGCGCAGAGGTTGACTGTGTTGTGGAATTTAGACAAAGTGATGATGCGCCCTCTGGATCACCTGTGTTTACTGAATTTAGTAGGGTGGACAACACAGAAATCTCAGCAAGACTTGTAGAAGCAAGAGCTATCTTAACTACTAGGAACCCTGCCTTTAATGCGGCAGTGTCAAAACTTAGACTTTATGCAGATGAGGTGGCCTAATGGCTCAAACGACAAACTATGAAATTGCAAACTCTAGCGGCCTAATCTTTAGGGGGAGGGTTAATGAAGTCTTTGCGGCTGTTCAATCTAATAACTCTGGTACTACTGAACCCACAGGGACTGTTGCCTATCAACTGTGGTACGACACTACCACTAACATACTAAAGATGAGAAATGCCTCTAATGCAGCTTGGATTGATCTTTTTACTGTGGATCAAACCAATGGTGTATGGAGTGTAAATTCTAGCTCTAGCAGTAATGCCTTACGTATTACTCAAACTGGAACGGGCAATGCCTTACTTGTAGAAGATAGTGCAAATCCAGATAGTACACCTTTTGTTGTAACTGCCGCTGGTGATGTTGGGATTGGTACTACAACTCCTGCAGTCAAACTTGATGTTGTTGGTACTACAAATTCCACAAACTTTACCCGTGGTGGGTCACAAGTTTACTCTCGTGATAATATTCTTGGTACAGTTAGTCAAACATCTGGTGTTCCAACTGGCGGAAT